CAGTTCCAAGGTCGTCTGTTCGACACCTCGGCTTAACTGAAACTAGCTCTCCAAGGTGGTGAGCAACCTTTGCACAGGCTTCCAGTAAACCCGGAGGCCTGTGCTCTTTTTGGAGGTATGAAACATGGCAGCAACTTTCTCTGAGTCGGACGCACCATCGGTTTATGACGCTACCGCGTCGCAAGCCACTGGCGCTGTATCGACTGGCATCGGTCAACCGACTGATCCGACTGACGCAACCGGCACCGCTATCGCTACTGAGCGTATCGGCGGCACCGACTACAACTTGACCGTGAACAACCCGCTTGTTCCGGCCGCGTAATACCGAGGGGCTTCGGCCCCTCATTTCGCTTCAACCATAAAAAAGGAAAACCACTATGAACACCACCTACGAGAATTACGAACCAAGTCTGAATGATCTGCTCAACGATCCGTTCAGCAACGCCATGGGTAGCAGTGGCGGCGTGCGTCCCGAGGACGACGGCCGCTTCCAGAATGACAAGAAGCTGCACGTTCGCTTCTTCGTCAAGCCCATGATGAACCGCTCCAAATCGCGCCATGCCGGTCGTCCGATCTACGAAGAGATCGAGATGATCGAGATCATGGTGCCCGGCGACAAACACAGCATTCCGGTGCGTCGCGCCCGTCAACTGGACAAGGCCCGCTTCTCGCGCCAGTACCAGGCATTCAAGGCCGGCAAGGAAGACCAGCAATCCGGCACGCCGCTGAGTGTCGTGCCATTCATGACGCCGGCGAAGGCAGAGGAATACAAGTTCTTCCACATCGCCACGGTCGAGCAACTGGCCGGTGCCGCAGATAGCAGCGCAGCCGCTGGTGCGGTGATGGGCTTCCAGGGCGACAAGCAGAAGGCTCAGGCCTACCTGCAAATGTCCGAAGGCAATGCCCCGATTCTCGAGATGCAACAGAAGCTCGAGGATCGCGACAACCAGATCGCAGCAATGCAAGAACAGATGCAACAAATGAACAGCCGACTGGCCGAGCTCTCGAGCAAATCCAAGAAGGCCGCCAAAGACGAAGAGTAAGGAGAACCGGGGATGACGACCTATCAGATTCAGAACTACGCAACGCTTGCCGACATCGTCAAGTACGTTGCGCGGCTGGTCGGCTTCCCCGTTCCTACCGATCCGGCTGGCAGCACAGACCCGGCAGTACAGCAGATGATCGCAGCGGCCAACGTCGCCGCTGATGACATGCTGAACTTGTACGACTGGCAGCGCCTGATCAAGCCCTACGAGATCAGCGTCGTCGCCGACTCCCCAGGACAACTCGAGAAGTCTTTCGATCTGCCTGGCGACTTCTGGACGTTCATCGATCAGACACAGTGGAACAAAGACACGCGACTGCCGGCGATCGGCCCGGTGTCGGCACAGGCCTGGCAGCAGATCAAGATCCGCATGCCGAAGGTGGTGCTGACGTTCCTGTGGCAGATCCGTGATCAGAAGCTGTGGATCCAGTCGCCGCCTAGCACGCCACAGATTTTCTCGTTTTACTACATGAGCCAGGGCTGGTGCATCGACGCCGATGACCCAGACACACTGAAGAACGAGGCCACGAAGAACGGCGACCGCATCCTGTTCAACGCCTACCTGATGAAGCTGCTCACGCGAGTGAAGTGGCTCGAGATCAAGGGCTTCGACTCGTCAGGCGCAATGCGCGACTTCCTGGTGAGCTTCGAGAACCGAAAGGGCGACGAGATCGGCGCACAAGTGCTGTCGATGGCGGTCAACCCTGGCCTGCCGTATCTCAATGTGCTGACGAACGCGCCAGACACCGGCTACGGCGGTGTGGGGTACTAAGACATGCCGCTGATCCCACCGAAGAACCACCGGGCTCCTCGCAAGGCTGCACAGGCCGCCAATGCGATGGCAACGGCGCTCCTCGCGCCAACGGCTGGCCTCAACTACCGCGACCCGTTCATCACCCTCGGGCCGAAGGACGCGGTCGTTCTCGACAACTTCATCGCACGCCCGACTGGGTGCGCGATTCGTGATGGGTATCAGAAACATGTCACCGGACTCGGCGGTGTGGTTAGTTCTTTTATGGGCTACATGGCCCAATCCAGTCTCGACAACAAACTCTTCGCCGCCGTCGGCGCAGACATTTTCGACGTCACCGGCAGCGCAGACGCACCGACAGCCGTAGAGACTACGACTTCGACCGATGGCATCTGGTCGTCGATCATGTTCTCTGCTCCGACGCAGAACTTCCTGTGCTGCACTTCTCCGTCTGGTGGTTACTGGACGTATGACGCTGCGGGCGGCTGGGTAGATCGCACGGCGAACCTCACCGGCTTTACTGGCTTCCCTGGCTGCATCGCTTCCTGGAAGAACCGGCTCTTCATCGTCGCCTCTGGCACAAACAAGGTTTACTACCTGCCGGTCAACGCAATCCAAGGCGCAGCCTCCGAGCTCGACTTCGGCCCTCTCATGAAGCACGGCGGCCATGTGGTCGGCATCGTCAATTGGACGCTGAACGCAGGCCTCGACATCGATGACTACTTCGTTGTCTTCGGCTCGCAGGGCGACATCCTTGTCTACCAAGGCACCGACCCAGACGACATCGCTACGTTCGCACTGAAGGGCGTCTGGTACGGCGGCCGCCCACCTGTTGGCGATCGCTTCTTTACCAGCTACGGCGGCGAGCTCTTCGTCCTGACCGAGCTCGGCCTGTTGCCTCTGTCGAAGATGGTCGACGGCCTGGTAGCCAACGAGTACAGCGTCATGTCGTCGAAGATCCAGCCGGCGCTCTCGCCGCTCTTCACGCGACTGATCAACACCCCAGGCTGGGAGCTCGAGCTCGCCGAGAACAACGACGTTCTGATGATCTCGCCACCGCGTGATGCAGACGTCTACCGGCAGTACGTCATGTACATCCAGACCGGTGCCTGGAGCACGTTTTCTGTCATGCCGATCAACTGCATGACGACCTACAACGGCCAGATGTACTTTGGCGACGAGGACGGCAATGTCTACCTCGGGCTGTACGGCGACAACGACAACGTCGATCGCGACGGCACTGGCGGCAACGCCATCCAAGCACAGGCACAAGGCGGCTTCAACGACTACGGCAGCCCAGCGAACCTAAAGCTGTTCAACATGGCTCGACCGATCTTTGTCGCGCCTCAGACGCCTGTTGTGCAGGCTCAAATGAATATCGAGTACACGTTCAATCCCGTGTATTCCTCGGCCGCCTACACGAACGACGACGCGTCTCTCTGGAACGAAAGCAACTGGAACTCGGCGATGTGGACTGGTGAAACCAACACCTACGCCGCATGGGTCGGCCTGCAAGGCATGGGCTACTACGGCTCGCTGCGCGTGGCAGTAAAGGGCAAGCCCGGCACGATCTACGTCTCGAGCACTGTGATGTATCAACCGGGCGGGGTGATGTGATGCTGGCTGTCGCTCACACGCCGGAACAGCGCCAACTTGCAGCAGGCATTCTGCTGCGTGAGGCCGGTGTCCAGCCGTGCGGCGACCAGCAAGCCATCCTGTGGATCAACGACGACACCGGCGTGGTCGAGTGGGTCGTTGGCTACACCGGCTTCGTTGGCAAGACCTGTCAGATGCATGTCGTCAGTTTTACGAAGACATACACCCCGAAGAAGCTGCTCTGGGCATCGTTCGACTACCCGTTTAATCAACTCGGCCTCGAGCTCATTTTCGGCATCGTCAACAGCAACAACAAGCTGGCGATGCGGTACGACAAGCACCTCGGCTTCACCGAGGCAATCAGATTCCCAGAGGTTCACGAAGACGGTGGTGACCTCGTAGTATTTCAGATGAAAAAGGCCGAGTGCCGATGGATCAAGGAGAAGCAGCATGATGAAGCAATGGTCGCGTAGAGAGTATTCGCGCCGTGATCTCGAACGAGCCGGCGAACCGCTTGGCGAATGCGTAACGCTGCCCAAGCTCGGCGGCGGCTACATCTGCGGCGGTGGCGGCAAGGGCGACGCACCTGCGGCCCCTGACTATCGTGGTGCCGCTCAAGAGCAAGCCGCTTCTTCAAAGGAAGTGACGAACATTCAGAACTGGGCGAACCGTCCGACGCAGGTCACGCCATGGGGAACGATCGACTGGAAGGCCGAAGCAACGACCGATCCAGCGACAGGCCAGGCTGTCACTAAGTGGACTCAGAACTACAACACCTCGCCCGAGACCAAAGAGGCGCTGGCTGCTCAGATGCAGATGCAGACCGACCGGAGCAAGCTCGCCGGCAGCTTCATGGATCGCGTCGAGCAGGAATACGCGAACCCGTTCAACTGGGGTGGCCTGCCTGATCGTGGGGGCAACGTCCAGGGCTCGCAATTCCAGTCGTTGCAAGGCAACGCGCCGCAGCTACAAACTGAGCTCCAGAACCAAGCCAATGGTGCGGAGCGTCAGCGCATCGAGCAAGCGCTATTCGAGCGCATGGCTCCGCAGCACGAGCGCCAGCAGTCGGCTCTCGACGCAAAGCTCGCAAACCAAGGCATCACGGCAGGATCTGAGGCCTACAAGCGTGCCACCCAGGCTCTGGGTGACCAGCAGTCGCGTGAACGCTTCAATGCTCTGGAGATGGGCGGCCAGGAGATGGCTCGCCTTCAACAGCAGCAACTGGCTAACGCGCAGTTTGGCAACACGGCGCTACAGAATCAGCAGTCGCTGGATCAGAACCGTGCCGGGTTTAACAATCAAGTCGCGCAAAACCAATTCGCGCAGGGCATGCAGCAGTCGCAGTACCAGAACACGCTGCGCCAGCAGGCAATCGCCGAAGAGGCGCAACGCCGCGGCATGTCTCTGAACGAGATGAATGCGCTCCTGACCGGCCAGCAAGTCGGCATGCAGCAAATGCCGTCGTTCAACGCCGCCCAGCGCTCTGAGCCCGTGCAGTACATGCAGGCGGCACAGAACCAGTACCAGGCAAATCTGGACGCATCGAACCTGGCTAACGCCAACCAGAACAGCACCATGAACGGTCTGTTCCAGTTGGGCTCGACGGCGGCCATGGGCGCAATGATGTTCTCCGACTCGCGGCTGAAGAAAATCGTCCGCAAGCTGGGTGAGAAAAACGGTTTCGGTTGGTATCTTTTCAAATATCTCGGCAGCACCGCCCTGTACGAAGGCGCGATCGCGCAAGAAGTGCAGAAGGTCAAGCCGGAGGCGGTTACGCAGCACGCCAACGGTTTCCTGATGGTGAACTACGCCGCACTGGAGGCTTAAGCAATGGACTACAACAAGTACATGAACGTCGACGACATCGCAGCGATGGAGGAGATGGCTCGTATCGACGACCCACAGGCGCGTATCGACACACTGTCAGGCATGCAAGGCCTGGCCAACAGCATGCGCGTCAAAGGCCTGCCAGAGCGTGGCAATGGCCGTGTGATCGGTGCCACCAGCCCGCTC